ACATTAACAAGTGGTATTTATGTTCCAAATGGGTATGAGGTTGGGGCAGATGTTCCTGAAGGAACAGATCCAAATCTTATTGATCAGTTTTTAATTTTATCTGATGATAATCGTGGAGAAATGGGGTTTACCCCACAAAGAATTGAGCAAAGACAAAGAACAATTAATGGTCGTATGCGCTCCTATCATATTGCAGATAAAATGACTATTAGTTTTTCTTGGAATCTTTTGCCCTCCCGTTCATTTTTTCAAAATGCAGAGTTTGATCCAACAACTGGTATTTCACCTTATCAAAATATTACGCAAGAGTTTACATCAGATGGTGGCGCTGGCGGAGTAGAAATACTGGATTGGTACAACAATCATCCTGGACCATTTTGGATGTACTTAGCATATGATAAGTATTCTAATTTTGGTGATGACAATGCAGCATTTGGTCACCTAGCACAATATAATGAAATCATTCAAGTTTATTTTGCAGATTTTAATTATTCCGTCGTAAAGCGTGGCGGTAACAATTTTGATCTTTGGAACATATCGGTAACCTTGGAAGAGGTCTAAATGTTTGTAAGCGAAGCATTAAAGACCCATCTTGAAACATCTGCAACTGTTCAACTTAAGTCATTAGTTTTGGCTGAGTGGAATATGAATATGCCAGATAATATTTTCAAGGTTGGAAACTATCGCTATCGCCCAACCACTTTAGGATCTACTTATATAACTGTGCCAGATACTTTTGATAATTTAGATAGTGGAAACTACTATACAGGTGCTACTGATGCAGATGTAGTAATTGATAATGGCTTTACCAATTCAGGCGTTCCTCAACAATTTACTCTTCAAAAAGAAAAAATGAAAATGATTTATTCTTTAGAAGATTGCTTAAAACCATTTAGACCAAGATCTGGTATTAATAAGCCATTGTATTTTGGAGGACGGTATTTAGCAAACTCTGGAGCATCTATAGCACAAAGACCAAGATACTATATGCCATCACGTTATGATGAGTTTAGATACTGGACTTCATATAGAACAGAAGATAATGTTGAATATGGCATATCAAATAAAAAATCTAATGGATTGAATTACATTGATGATGCTGTTCCATTTGTTGTTTATAAAAATCAGGTACCAGCAAACCGTATTGTTATTAAGATGCAAACAAATGTTGGTGATGTTGATTTAGGACCATTCACAACCTCATCTGGAAGTATAGCCGATCCACTTTATGGAAATGCAAATAAGACTACTCCAGCAAGATGGAAGATTCAATATCTTGTAAATAATAACTGGTCAGATGCTATTTCTTTTAATGAAAACACTACTAGAGCAGATGGCTCTCCGATTATTGGTGTTGATGGGTATGTAGAAATTCACTACGGTCTTATCATTCCAGAAGTATATAAAAATATTTTTATATACGCTGAAACTCTTGCTTCTTCTACCCTTCTTCCAGAATCTTCTGTTATTGGATATGCATATCTTATAATTCCAAATGAAGGTGAAAAGGGAACATTCTATATTTGGACTGGTGAAGAATATGAACAGTTTACCCCAACCTATGGATGGCAACTTGGATCTGAAACAATTAATAACAACACAAGTTTTGTAACTGATTTTACAAATCCAGAACAATTTACAGACGCAATTAGCGGCGGCACAGTGTATAGAGAATTCGCATATTTACAGGGAATTAGAATAGTAGTACAAACAATGAATAAGTTTGATACTACATTTGATCTTATTGAAATGTCTCCAAGACTTATTGGAGATATATCAGATAAAGTAATTGACTATAAAGTTACCAAGATTTTATCTGATGTTGGAGTTACATCTTTGCCAGTAGGTCAATTGCTAGCATCCACTGGCTCAATAAATCTATTTGATGACGATCAGGCTTTTAATGCTAATAATACTGATAGTATTATTTCTGACTACCTTCGTAAAAATATTAAGTTTAATTTTTATGAGATTATTATTAATGTAGATGGTTTTGATTATTATATTCCAATTAAAACTCTTTACTCAGAGGGAATTCCACAAGCAGATATAACTGCTGGAACGGTATCAATTAACCTGCGTGACTTTTATTTTTATTTGGAATCTGTGGCAGCACCAAGACTTTTAATGACACAAACATCATTAAGCATGGCTGTCTGTACAATTCTTGATTATATTGGATTTACTAACTATACCTTTAAAAGAATTAGTGGAGAGTCAGATCCTATCATTCCATACTTCTTTGTTGCCCCAGATCAAAACGTGGCAGAAATACTAAATCAACTTGCAATAGCAACACAAACAGCAATGTTCTTTGATGAGTATAACAATTTTGTTGTAATGAGTAAAGACTATCTAATGCCAGACAGTGACGATAGAGCAATTGATTTTGTTCTTTCTGGATCTAATAATCAAACAGATACTGGCGTAGTTCAAAATGCAACATCTGGTAATTTGCCTAATATTATTTCTATCGCTTCTGAAGATAAGCGGGTATACAATGATGGCAAGATTAACTATACAATGAGATATATACAACGCTCATACGGAAGCATTAGAGAAGCAAGTATGGTTGATCGTGATAAAACATGGATTTATAAGCCAGTTCTTTTGTGGGAAGTTGCAGGAGATGAAGCAACTAAAACTATTAATGAGGTTGCTTCTAAGCAAGGCAATTATGTTTTAGGTGCAATGCCACTTAATTCTAATTTATCAGATGCTTTGCCAACCGTTGTTAATGGTGTTGTAATTAACAACACTTTGGATGTTGGAGAAAATGTATACTGGCTAACAAGATATCAAGGCTACCTGTATGCTGGCGGAGAAGTAATTAAGTATGATGCCGCAGAATTTAATATTACTGGAGTTGGTAATGTTTGGATTAGCAGTAATCAAGAATATCAAAGATATTTTTCTTCCCTTCCATTTAATGGAAAAATTTATCCAACAGGATTAATTAGAATTTTTTCTACACCATTTTATGAAACAGTTGATGGGATAGCAAGGCTACAACCAGGTCCTGTTTATGAGCATGGAAGAGGGCAATTCGGAACACCAGTAACTTCTCATACCGCTGGTGTAAGTGATTACTGGTCTAATAATGACTATGTTCGTGGTTGTGATATGCAGACACAATATTTATTTACTACAACACTAGATGAAGATGTAACAAGACCAGCCACAGTTGTTGGTGCTGCTGGTGTTAATAATACTCTTGCTCGCCAAACAACAAGAAATGGTATTATTAAAAACTTTATGGCTACTAATTATTTGACAGAAACTGCCGTAAATAATTTAAAGTCAACACAAACAGGTACAATTCAGTCTTCTGCCCTTGTTGTAAATGGTCCATCATTTAAAACAACTGAAACTCCTTTAAACTTTGTATCATATGTTTACAAAAATCTTGATGGAGCATATAAAAACTTTGGAACACGTATTCGTATTATTGGTAAAATAGAAAATAATGAAACACGTGGACAAACACCTATTGGATCTACAGCATACTATCAGGTAAATGGTGTTCAGCCAAATCAAAATGTTAGCATTGGCGGCGGCTCTGGGGGTCTTGCCGTACTGCTTAATCCAGAAACAAATAACGGCTATTATTTTGAAATTGTTGCACTAACAGAGACAAATGTAGAATCTTATTTAAAGTTAGATAAAAATGGTCAGGCTGAAAGAAATATTAACAACGTCGTGTTTTATAAAATTAAGAAAGATTCTGCAAATGATAATGCCATTCCAATTAAACTTTGGGGTGGCATAACAAATATTATTGTAGACGACGGTAGATTCACTGGTCAATACAGAATGGCTGGAGAAGATAAACCAACTGTATACGATTTGTCTGTAGAATATCAGGATATTGGAAAAACACGTAGATTTTATCTATACATAAACAATAGACTTGTAAAGATTGTAGATGATGCTGACCCATTACCAATTTACAATAATATGGCTGTCTTTGTTCGTGGGTCTTCACGGTGTATGTTTGAGCACGTTTATGCTCTTTCTGAAAACTATTCTCAAAATACAGTGTTTACTACTGGAGAAACACTATCTGCTGTATTTGGAGATAAGCAGATTGACGCAAATGAATCATTCCGTAAATATGCGATGAGCGGTATTATTCAAGGAACTTATTTAACTGGTATAAGTGCACAGCAACCACCAAAATATAATATGTATTTTGATGAGTTTGGAACAATTATGCGTGAGTGCTCATATTTTGATATTAAATATGATAAGGCATATCCAGCATTATATGCACAACTGTCACCAACTTTTAATCGCATCAAAGGATACTCAGTTTCTGGATTTCAGGCTGATTCCTACGGTGCTGAGTTTTTAATATTTAATGCTTCAGATAAGGCTTTGGTTCTTGATGAAACAAGCGGAAACTATTTAAGAATTCAGGGAGTAGCCTTTACACAAGATACTACACATGAACTTACGGTAGATGAATACTTTAGTAAAAAAAGCAACCTATCTGATCCACCATTTAGCGGAAGTGCACTTTTATACTCTCCTTTGGTAGAAAAAGCAAAGTATGATGATATTAAACTGAGTAGATTAATATACGGCAAAAATGAATTCAGCATTGATACACCATATATTCAAACACAAGATGATGCAGATGCCTTAATGGGTTGGATTATTAATAAAATTATGGTACCTAAAAAATCTGTTGGCATGAATATTTATTCTTTACCAACACTTCAACTTGGTGATATAGTTACAATTAATTATAAAAACCAAGATGGTCTTGATTTGGTAGCGCCCACAAATGATAGATTTGTAATATATAATATTGAATATTCAAGAAATAATGCAGGTCCTAACATGATGCTGTATTTGAGCGAGGTATAGAATGTTTTTTAATTTTGGTCAAATGCTTATTGATGGTGGAGATGGACCAACTCCTGTAAAACAGTCTGCAAAAACACCAGCAGTAAGTACTTCTTTTGATCCTGGAAGATTTAGGCAGGCAGAAGAAAGATCAATGCAAGAATATCAATCATATCGTTCTGGTGAAAGACAAACTAGCGTTGTAGACGAAAAAACAAAAATAGCAGAAGCAAAAGCAGCCGCCGCTGCACAAAAAGCAGCAGAGTTAGCAGCACAAAGGGCAGCACAAGATAAAGAACTTGCAGAACAAAGAGCATTGGCTAAAAAAGCACAAGATGATGCAAGAATTGCTGTTGCTGAAGCACAAGATGCTTTGCGTCGTGCAAGAGAGGCACAGGCAAAAGCACAACAAGACGAAGCAGCAAGAATAGCAGAAGAAGAATTAAGAAGGGCTGCAGAAGAAGAAAGACGTAGAAGGGCTTTGCTTGAAACAGACAATACTCCATCTAATACTACATATTTTTCTGCTCCAGATCCTATTCCGCTTACCCCCTCTACAATTGTTTCACAACCAAGCAATATCAGCCCAGTTACACAGACACCACCTCCACCCCCAGTTAAAACTGCACCAATAGATACAATTTTGTTTGATGAGGAAGCAGTTCCAATTCAAATTATGTCAGACCTTATTTTTGAAAATATAGGTGGTCAAGAGTTAATTAATGTTGCTAGAAATGATACGGTTAATGGTCAACAAATTATTTATCAGCCTATTAAAAATTTGACACAAATTCAACAAGAATATAATCCAAATAATATCCTTGCAATTCAGGCTACTTCTGATAAATACTTTAAAAACTTTGCTATCAAGTTTGAAACAAAAGTTCCAAACATAGGCGGAGGACCAGACGGTGAGCATGTCTATATAGATTTGCAAACAGGAGCACTTGTTGTAGAGGCAGTAAATATACAAGAAGATGAACAAATAGAGGTAGAAATTACCACAGGTGGTACAATATATGAGGCGGAATTATGATTACAGACACAGGAAAATCTATTATTGGTAAGTACCTTCTTGGTCAGGCACCAGCATATGCCTCCTATATTGCTATAGGTTGTGGAGCGCAGCCACTAGATACTTCTGACCCTTACGGTGACTACTCTACAAAACAAAATCTTGACTTTGAAATGTTTCGTGTTCCAATTTCTTCTAGAGGATTTGTCAATGATGCGGGTACAGAAAAACTAGTACTAACAGCAGAATTACCCACAGAAGAAAGATATGAGATTTCAGAAATAGGTTTATATTCAGCAGGATCAAATCCATCTGCTGGAGCATTTGATAGTAAAACAGTCTTTGCGTTTACACAGGGTGAAAATTGGCAATATCACACAAATGTTGCTGCAACTGTTATTCCAACGATTACTCAACCACTAGATGATCCAAATGATGATAATATTATTGCAACAACTGATAAGGTATTTCAAACAAATGCAGACAACTCTATATTTTATAAATCACCACGTCCAGAAAGATATGAGCGTTGCAGATTCTTAAATAATATTATTATGATGCGTGGAGATGATGCTGATCTTACAATTGATTTATCTACTGGAAGTGCTGAGGGGCATTTTGTTGTTGAGCCTGGATCTAATCATATTCATTTAACAGGTGCAGACGTTAACTTTACCCGCAACTCTCCAATTGATGAACTAAAACTTGCATTTTCACTTGTAAGCAAAGATGGAGATTCATCCTCTGTTCCAGACACGGTAAGACTTATGGTAGATTTTGCAGAAACGGATACGGAAAATAGTGGCGAGTTTGCAAGATTTGAAGTAGAACTAGAAAATGGAAGCGGCACTGGAGGAACATATGATTTTTCTACCAACCGTTATTTTGTAATAACAAAACAATTACAGGAACTATACCAGACACAAGGATTTACTTGGAATGCTGTAACAGTGGTTAAAATATATGCATGTGTTCTTGTTTCTGATACCCCTTCAGATGATTATTATATTGCTTTAGATGCAATGCGCCTTGAAAATATTGCTACCACAAATCCACTTTATGGTTTGACTGGATACTCAGTGGTAAAAACAACAGACGCAGAGACAATTGTAAAGTCTCCAAATACTAGTAACTATATTGAATTTAGGTTTTCCGTAGGAGTTACATAATGGCTACAGAGGAAGTTGTTAAAAAATTTAAAACTCCAAATGCTCAACTGCCACCTATTAGTGCAGAAAATCAAGGGTACTCTGTAAGATATAGAGTTATTTCATCAGATAGAAACAGAACATCTCATTGGTCACCAGTATATTTATTGCAACCTGGGTATACATTTGTTCCTGGAGATATTCAATTTAATAAAGCGGGTTCAATCGCTAGTATTGTCTGGGATGCAGTAGAAATAACAAAAGTTGAAGATGCAACTACATATTCTATTAGAAAAGCATTAGAGTATGATTTTTGGGTAAGGTGGGATCGTGGTGGTGGTGATGGAGACTGGCTATATAAAGAAAGAATAGAAACAACATCTCTTTCTTTGCCTATTCCATCAACATATACTGTTAATGGAGTTATTCAGCCATCAGCCCCAAACCGAATGAGCATTGAAATATATTTAAAAGGTGAGCCTATAGAAAGAGGCGATGGTCCAGTTGGAACACCATTTTTAAAGGTTTATTTGTTAACCAACGAAACAGTCTAATGATATAATGGAGAGATAATGGCAAAAGTACCGCTACCAGAACGAGGTCAACCACTAGATGTTACTTACATCTATCAGTTGGCTGATACTATTAATGATATTTCTACTCAGGTTTCGTCTGCAACCTATAACTATACTACTGTAGATACAACCTCTGCTGGAAAACAAAGTGTTAAAACATCAGAAGCAAGAATTATTGGCGGGTATGTAGAGGTAGCCAATAACTCTACTGTTAACGCAGGTAATGAAAAAACATTTTCGTATGACTTTCCTTCAGATTTTAAATACGCTCCAATTGCTACAGCAACAGCGCTAAACATAGGAAATACTCCTGCTGGTCAAAATGTTACAGTTATTTTAAAATCTATAACAACATCTAGAGTAGAGGGTATTGTAAGATTTGGCGCATCTGGAGATCTTTCTCTTGCTGTCAACCTAATTGTAATTGGCATTCCTAACTAAGGGGAACAGGATTAATGATTTATTGCAGACGCTGCAAGGGTAGACTATTAGTAGACAGACAATATTCTAGTCAAGCACATTTAGAGGTTTATTGTATTCGTTGTGGGTATAGGAAATTTTATCACCCGCCTGCTGATACAAAGGAGGGCTTATGGCTTTTAAACCTAGAAAACTTGAAAGCAAAAACTACAATAGCCAGCCTGTAATTACTGGTAATAAAAAAATCTGGTTTTTAAATGGTGATCTTGTAAGGTTTTATCATAGTTCAAGATCAACTGGAATGGTAACTGTTTACAATATAACTAAAGACAGATTAGAAACATGTTTCCGTGCTGACTTTAGAAAAAATAGACAAAAGGCATATACTGTAGCAGAAACTGCACGACTTGTCAATAGGCATCGTAAATATTTTCCATTATTAATTAAACGTGGAGTCATTCCACCACCAACAGGTTCAAAAGTAAATGGTGAACGTGGTTGGCAGATCAGAGCATACTACTCTGAATCGCAAGTAAAAGAGATACGTGATATACTTGCAACTATACATATGGGTAGACCAAGAAAAGATAATTTAATAACAAACAATATGACTCCTACATCGCAGGAGTTGACACGCAGAACTGGCGATGGTATACTAGTTTATACAAAAACTGAAGACGGCAGGTTTATACCTGTTTGGGGAGAGAGCATTAATTAGCCTATGAAGGAGGCAGTGGTGGAAGAACGTAATGAAACAAAAGTAAATGTAACACTTGGGTATACACTAAATCTTGGTAACTTTCAATCTTTGAGAGTAGATCTTGGTGTAGTAGACCATGTTCGTGATGGTGAAACAACTAATGATGCTATGAATCGTGTATACGATTTCGTAGAAGCAAAAGTTATCGAAAAGGTTCAAGAAGCAAAAGCAGAGATTGTAGAAGAATAATATGGCTGACCGCAAAGACCGTATGGCTTTGCTCAGTCGCTACAATAAACTTCATTTGCAGAGATATGAGCAAAAGTCTAATCTCAATTTAAATGTTGAGCAGTGGGCTGCAGATGCCCTTGTAGAATCATATGGATTAAAAGATTGCTATGACCTATTGGATTATTATTTTAAGGTAGCACAAAATCCTACATGGAATTTTTTTGCATATAACGCACAAGATATTCTAAATGGTAGAGAATCAGTAAATCAAGATATTAAAGAGCGAGAACAACGTAGAGCATTGGCTAGGAAGTGGTTAAGTGAATAATACAGAGGCTAAGTTAATTTCAGCGGTACTTGAAGATAAGCAGGTACATGTACTGCTTCAAGCCAATATAGATCCTATGCTTAAAACACATAACGATGTATGGAATTTTGTTAAAAGATATACAGAAACAAATGGAACTGTCCCACCAGTATCTTTGGTTGTAGAGAAATTCAGAGACTTTACTCCAGTTCAGGGAGTTGGGTCAACTAAACATCATTTAGAAGAGTTTCAAGCCGATTATCTAAATGATAGCCTTAAAGATATTATTCGTAATGCTGCTACAGAAGTTCAGGGTGGTCAAGGTGTAAAAGCACTAGAAGAACTTATTGCAAAAACTTCCGAATTAAAAAAGAATACATCAGTTATTCGTGATATTGATGCAACAGATATTCAATCTGCTATTGCATATTTTGAAAATGTAAAAAAGCAACAAGAACTGGGCAAGATTGGAATTAAAACAGGCTTGCCAGGGTTTGACAATTATCTTCCTTCAGGAATTATGCCAGGGCAATTGGGGATTTTCCTAGCATATCCAGGTATTGGCAAATCCTGGCTTGCTCTTTACTTTGCTGTACAGGCATGGAAACAGGGCAAGACACCAATGATTATAAGTCTCGAAATGTCTGAGACAGAAGTTCGTAATCGTGTATTTGCGATTATGGGCGAGGGGCTATGGTCACATCGTAAAATCTCTAATGGAGATATTGAAATAGACATGTTGAAGAAGTGGCATGACAGTAAAATTTCTGGCAAGCCACCATTTCATATTATTTCAAATGATAGCGGTGGAGAAATTACTCCATCTGTTATTCGTGGAAAGATTGATCAATATCGTCCAGACTTTGTTATTGTAGACTATTTGCAACTTATGTCTCCTAATCAAAAGTCTGATAACGAAACAGTAAGAATGAAGAACCTTTCTCGTGAACTAAAACTTATGTCAATTAGCGAAGAGGTTCCTATTATTGCAATTTCATCTGCAACTCCAGATGATGTTAAAGATATGTCTACTGTACCTACACTTGGTCAAACATCTTGGTCAAGACAAATTGCATACGATGCTGACTGGGTTTTAGCACTTGGTCGTGCAACCAACAGTGATATAATTGAATGTGCATTTAGAAAAAATCGTAATGGATTCATGGGAGATTTTATAGTACAGGCAGATTTTGATAAAGGATACTACAGATACAAAGACTATGAAGACCAAAAATAACGATATATATACAGGACAACAAATACACAGGGTACTAACAGGTGCAGGCATTGATATAGAGGCTGAGTACGGCACTGACTATATTATCTTTTGTCCTTACCATAACAATAATCGTACACCTGCTGGCGAGGTATCAAAAGATTCTGGATTATTCTTTTGCTTTGGTTGTCAAACAACAAAAAATCTTATTGAATTAATTATGCATATGACTAATAGATCTTATTTTGAGTCTATTAGATATATAAAAAGCAAAGAGGTTGAAACCAATCTAGAGGATGTTGTTAATAAGGCTTTGTATGCTGCTCCAGATTTTGTACAATATGATGAACTTTTAATTAAGAGGTTAAATAAGCAGGCAACTGAAAGCCCAAGGGCTGTATCATATTTTGAGGGTCGCAGAATAACAAAAGAGTCTATG